GCAGCGGATTTTGTAAACCGCCGCTTGGGGCAACTAAATGAGGCAACTCAAGAAGTGGCTCCACCAGTTGAAGCAACAGATGAAGTAACAGAAGAAACCGAGGTCGAGAGTCCAGAGGTAGAAGCAAGTGAAGAAATCGTTGCTGAACAAACTGAAGAAACCGAAGAAGTTCAAGAAACTTCAGAGGAATCAACAGATGTTCTTTCACAGTTAGATCTAGATGATATGTCCGAAGAAGATCTTCGAGAGTTATCCGAAAAGCTAGGAAGTAGAGCAGTCGCTCGATTTGGTGAGCTAACAGCAAAGCGTAAAGCAGCTGAAGCTAAACTAAAACAGATGGAGGCTCAACTGCAAAATAATAATCCATTAGAGACTCAAGAGGTAGCCAATAATCCATACGAATCAGTAGATACGTTAGAAGGATTACAAGAAAAGGCGAAAGAAGTAAATGAAGTTATAGAGTGGGCAGAGGAAACATTATTTAATGCAGACGGCTATGGACCCGAAGATGTTGTAACAGAAGTCGAAGGTAAAGAACTTACAAAAGCAGACGTGCGAAAAAGCCTATTAAATGCACGTAAAGCTCGTGATAAGTATCTACCAGCTCAGTTACAAACAGTTCAAAGAGTACAGCAATCTCATCAGCTCAGAGAAGCTTTTGATGCACAAGCTGAACAAGAATTGAACTGGTTACAAGGAGAAGATAATGACGTACGTAAAAACTACGAAGCTATGATTGGAGATCCTAGATTCAATTCACTACGAGAAAAAGCAGATCCAGAAGTTGCAGCTCAACTTAACTATCTGATGGCTCACGCAGCGAATAGTATCTATGGACGCAAA